ATGTGCGGACGCACCTCCTCGACCTCGGCTTTGAACTCCGCGATTCCTCCACCGACCTCGGAGATCACGAACCGTCCATGCTCGGCGAACTGGTCCATGGCAGTGACGAGCTTCTTCGTCTCTTCAGTGCTGATCTCGCCCTTCATGAACTTCAGGAAATTGAAGCCGCACCGGAGCGCGTAGGATCGCCACCGAAGTTCCTCGGCAGTCATCTCCCGGGTGAAGAACAGGACCTTCAGGCCGAGGCTCTCGTAGAAGAGGGCGAGGAAGAGGAGCAGCCACGTCTTCTTGCTCTTCGAGCGGCCGTAGAAGTAGAAGAGGTTCCCGGGGCAGACGCCCACAGTGCGCTGGTTCAGGTACTCCCAGGGCCACTCGTACCCGAGGAGGCCGTTCCCGTGTCGAAGCGTCTCCAGGGTCTTCAGGACCTGGATCTTGTCGGACCCCAGCAGGAACCGTGTGTTCAGGAGCTGGTTGCGGGTGTTGACCCGGTCGCCCTCCTCGATGAGCCTCGTCTTTGCCTTCCAGGGGTCCACGCTGTTCATCTCGGCGATGTCCTGAAGGAGGCGATCGATCTCGTTGCCGAGTTTCCGGGTCTTCAGCTCCCGGACGATGGCGTCGACGTTGTCGCCCGGTGGCCGGTGTTCGTAGGAGGGGCAGTACTCCTGGAAGAGGTCCAGGCTCGGGACCTCGTGGAACTGCTCGTAGTGCCCCGTCAGTACGTCCCAGTAGAGCTGGGCCTCCTCTCCGAGCAGGTCCGCGTTCGCTCCCTGCCTCACGGCCCGCTGGATGTCCCTCCCCTCAAGTACTGCTGCGACCAACGACAGGTCGAGATTCACGCGTCCTCCAAAGACAGTTCGGCGCCTCCCCTCGCTGAGGGGTCCTGGCGTCGAGTGGGGTCAGCACTCCCCCGGCGAAGGGGGTCCAAGTAGGCTATGACGACCCGGACCCCGAGTCAATCGCCTTGCAACGCCTCAGCGCTCGAAGAACGGCGCCTCTCCCTCGTCGGCCTGTTCTCCAGGTGTTTCCGGCTCTTCCGCCACTCCGGTGATGGCCTCGGCAAAGTCCAACTCCATCGACTCACCGAGCTGCCGGAGGATCTCCCACGTCCTCTTGCTGAAGACGCCGAACTGGGTCTGCCCGTAGGTCACCCCAGCCTCGTCCGTGTACGCGAACCGACCGTCGAGTGAGACCCGGGGACCGATGAGGCGAGCCCGGATCTCCCCGATGCGCACCTGGGTGATCTTCGAGTTGTCGATCCGAGCCATCAGCTGTTCCCCATGTTCGGGAAGAACTTCGCCGACGCTTCGTCCAGGCGGTTCTGCGCCTCGGTCATCACGATGATGGCCGCACGCTGGTAGGCCTCGGCGATGGCCTTGTCCTCCGGCTTGCAGGGCAGCGTGCACCACGCCGACACCTCGATCTTCTCCCTCGCGAACTCCGTGGACGCGCCCACGGAGACCGAGAGACCGACGCTTGCAACAGGTCCTTCCAAGTACTCCTCCAACAGGATGGGCTCCTCCCGCGTGTCGCTGCCGACGGTGACGGGAGGCTGACCCTTCTCTTTCGTAGTTGCGGTGACCCTGTAGCCGACCTTCCCCGCCTTCAGCAGGTCAGGCATCCGAGGATTCTCCGATGCTGACAGCGGGGGCCTTCGTACGGATGAGCACGACGATGCCGTCGAGCTGCTCCTCGGTGACGTCTCCGCGGGCGAGCAGGCGCTCCATCACGGCGTCGTTCACCCTCCGCTCGATGAGCGGGTCGCCGTCCACCGTGACCTCGGCGAGATGCGGGTGGCGCAGGAGCAGCTCGTCGACCCGGTACTCCTTCACGGTCGTCACCTTGCTGACCGAGACGGTGATGCCCTCCACCTCCACCTTCAGCCCCTTCGTCAGAGCCTCGATGGGCAGGTTGTGTGCGGTCGAGCGGATCTCGTCGACGAGCTTCTTCGCCTTCGCTTCGATGTTCTCCAGTTGCTCGAAGGCGATCGGCTCCATGTCCCGGATCTGCTCCCGGAGAACCTCGATGCGGTCCTCGATGCGGGAGCGCTCTTCCTGGAGCTTTGTCAGCTCCTTCTGACCCTCCTCGGTGGCCTCCGCGATGTACGCCGTGATGTCCGCGCGCTCGGTGCGGAGGCTGGCGAGGCGCCTGATGAGGATCCGGATGGGCTCCAACAGAGTGTCGACGTTCATTCCTCCTCCCTCTGAGGCCGTGGGATGTCGTAGTAGACCTGGTTGTAGGTGTCGACCATTGAGAACGCCTTCTGGAAGACCTGCCAGGTCATGTGGATGTCGCTGCCCTGGGTCCAGACCACGTTCTCGGAATGCAGGAAGTAGGCGGGGTGGAAGGTGGCCAGCGCGGGTCGCTCCACCACCGCGCACTGGCCACGTGTTCGGGCTTGCAGGACGGGGATCTTCTTGTCTTGCGCAACGGCCGTGATGGACCTCTTCTCCTTCGTGAGCGTCCGCAAGGCCGTCTCTCCGAGGAGAAGTAGGACCATCGGATCGATGATCTCGATGGTCTGCTCCAGCCGCTCCCGGCAGGCCTCGATTTCCTCCTTGTCGGGGGGCCGGTTCTTCCGGAAGTCGTCGTCGCGGGTGGGCCGGCACATGACCACGTTGGTGATGAACACCTCGTCCCGACTGCTGCTGAACGAACCAAGCAGTTGGTCGAGGAGCTTGCCGGCCGGACCCACGAAGGGCTCGCCCACCTTGTCCTCCTGCTCTCCGGGCCCTTCCCCGATGAGCATCAGCCGCGCATCCGGGTTCCCGTGCCCGAAGACGATGTTCTGCCGCTGCCGACCCGCGGGCTGACAGAGCTTGCAGCGACCGCAGGCGTTGTACTCCTCGGCGAGTGCCCGGAGCGCGGCCTCCTTCTGTTCTGCGTCCATGTGTCTCTCGCTGGGTCTACCTGGAGACCGAGTAGGGGTACTTCAGGGCCGTGAGGTGGTATCGGAGCGCGTCGCACATCGAGTGGCTGGCCTTGATGTGCTCGTCCTCGAACACGACCACGACGGGTGGGAGCTTCCCCTCGAACTTGCGCTGGATGCGGCCCCAGATCTGCCGCATCCGCAGTGGGCTGGAGAAAGGGAGCGTGACGAACAAGGTGTCCAGGTCCTTCCTGTCCAGGCCCTCCTGTGCGAGCTTCGTGGTCGCGAAGACCAGGTCATGCCCATTGAGGATCGCCTGCCGCTCGGAACCCTTGATCTCTCCGTGCAGCAGCCCGGCTCCCTTGAACTGGGCCCTCAGCAGCTCGATGTGGTCCACCAATTCGGAGAGGACGAGAATCTTCCGGCCCTCTGACCGGGCTTCGTCGATCATCTTCACGATCTGCCCGTTCCTCGCGTCGTTCTCCGCCAGCCACCTGTAGAGCGCCATCGTATTGATGTCCCCGGCGCGGTCCTTCATGGCGTTCGCGTCCTCCGTGGAGGCTCTCACTCCGGTGCGTCGGAAGAAGGTCTCCGGGATGACGTCGTGCTCGGTGGTCTCGTAGAGCACGGGCCCCACGTGGTAGCGGAACAGGTAGTCCAGCCCGTCAGTCCTCTCGACCGTCGCGCTCAGGCCCCACCTCCTGCCGTGGCAGAGAGAGGCCGTCCGGTTGAACCACGGGGCCCCGAGGTGGTGGACCTCGTCGTAGACGATGGCTCCGAGGTGGCGGGAGAGCTCCGGGGGAAGATCCTCCGCCTTCGACGCCAGTGTCTGGATCATGGCGATGACGATGGGCTTCTCCCAATCGAACTTGTCGCCTTGGACCCAGCCGATGTCCTTCTCGCTGAGCGTGGTGTGCTCGACGATCCGATCCTTCCACTGCCACGCGAGGTCCTGCGTGTGCACGACGACCATCATCGGGACCTTCGAGGCGCACCAGGCATGGAGCGCCACCACGGTCTTGCCCTTCCCTGGGGGCAGGGAGACGATCCCGTCCCCCTGGTCGACCATCGCGGCGAATGCCGTGAGCTGCCCCGGACCGTTGAGGTCCTTCCTCGGGTAGACATCCACTCGGGGGAACGACGTGGGGGAGAGGTCGTGGACCGGGTAGTCCACGCTTGCCCCGTAGGGGATGAAGTGCCTGGGCACGATCAGGTGCGAGGGCGTCTCCATCCACGCGTGGATCGGCGCCTCGTCCGGCAGCGGGAAGGTGAGCGCCGCCTTGATGCCGGCCTCGTTGACGACCTTCCGGCGCGGGATCCAGAGCCAGTCCCGGCGGTAGCCCTCGTCGGGCTGCATGACGACGAAGGTCATCGCTGGTAGATCGGCACGCCGAAGCGGCGCTTGGTGAAGAAGTAGGCGATCTCGGCCGTCACCGCCTGGATGCCGGCCTCGATCACCCGCCAGCCGAGCTCCTTCATGATCTCGCCGACTGTCGGAGGTCGCCAGTGGTCCACGTGACCGGACTGATGTACGGCAGGCGGGGCATAGGCGTAGGGCCTGTCCGCGTCCTGGGTTCGCTGGTTTGCGATCCCGCCATCCGGCCTCATGCTCTGCTGGGTGTAGTGCTGACTTGTGGGGCCCTGTCCGGGCTTCACGGAGATGTTCACCCCCGCTTGCTGCGTCTGCCCCGCCTGGGGTCGGATGCGGAAGCGGTCGTTGCTGGCGTTTCCTTGGAAGGAGTAGCCTCCCTGCTGTGGTGTGCTGCCGGTCCTCAAGGACTCGTAGAGTCCCATGCTAACCTCCTCGTGATAGGGTAGATGGGCGTCAACCTCCTTATTCCCGAAACCTGCGAGTCCGTCGATGCCCTACCGAAACACCAGCCTGGACTTCTACGACGACGGCGGCGCCTACCTGAAGAGGGCCGCTCCCGAGTATGACGACATCCCGGACTTCGTGAAGACGGCTTCCCCGGTGTCGCAGGCGGACCACCCGAACAGGTTCGCGCTCGTGCTGGTGGAGGATGGACAGGCGCTCAAGAAGTTCGCCACGGTCGATGCCGGCAACACGTGGCTCTCGGCGCTCTACTTCATGAAGAACCACGGGAAGCTGCCGGAGGAGGCGCAGAAGATCGCAGCAGGGAACCTGCTGCTGGCCTGCGAGGCCTACGGCATCGAACCCCCGTCCACCATCCTCGACCTCGCAGACGAGGCCCCCGAGACCAACGTCGTGGACGTGACCGGGCAGCGTCCGGGCGTCCGCCCCGCCGAGGTCCTGAAGAAGGAGGATGTCCACTACGCCGTCGAGCGCGCAGACGGGTCGAAGACCTACCCCCTCGACAACGCGGAGCAGGTGAAGGCCGCGATGGACTACTTCGACCGGCACGTCGGCCAGTTCACGCCGCGGGAGCGTCGGGAGTTCGCGGTCAAGACGGCGGCCGCCGCGGAGAAGGCGGGCATGCCCCTGCGCGGGACGATCAGCTCCTACATCGGCGAGCAATTCTCACCGGCTCTCGTGGGACACCTCTCGGTGCGCGGCCACTTCCTCCTGGAACAGGGTGACACAATGCACGTCGAGGAGCTTCGGAAGCTCGCTGCCGCCCAGCGGGAGATGGACCCGGCCGACTTCGCAGCGCGGCTGGAGGAGATCGATCGAGAGAGCGGCATGGACCGACTCTGGGACCGGGGCGTGGCCGACCCGTGGTACGCGACCTTCGGTCTCCAGAAGACCGCAAAGGGCGACCGGGAGTCCCCCGCCAGCTTCCAGGTGGGGGATGCCTGGGTCACGGAGGACGAGTTGCGCTCCTTCGCCACCCAGCAGACGGTCAAGGCCTACTTCGGGGAGAAGCTGGCCACGGAGTTCCTCAAGGACCCCCTCGGCGTCTTCCAGTCCCTTCCTCTTCCACAGCGGAAGCTCGTCGCCCGGCTCGCCTCCAGCGCCTCCACGACCACGGTGTGAGCCGTGGCGGCTGCGCCCCTGCTTCGACCGGCTGGACTGCTGGACGATGAGAGCAGAACCCACGTCATCGTGCTCGCGGTCGTCGTCGCAAGCCTCGACCCGAACGCAGTCATGTGGGACTCCGAGGTCCTGCACGACGAGTTGAAGCGAAAGTACGGGGAGATCGGCCCGCTCACGTGGGAGAAGATCCAGGCGGCCCGCGCCATGATCGTGACCGACGCGTTCTGGAAGGACTGGGAGGTCTTCGAGAAGTGCGCCGCGGCGATTTCGCACCGCTACCCGGTCTTCGCCTTCAGCCAGCCGCCGGAGCCCGAGGAGATCGCCATCGCCCTGCGCACGGCCGAGCGGGTCTCGAAGGCCGAGTACTCGGAGGACGTGAAGCGCTACATCGCCGCGGCCCTCCTCGACGGAGGCCACTGGTACCTCGAACCACCGCTCGATCTGGTGCAGGCGGTGGTGGACGAACACGACGTCCGCAATGGCATCGAGCGGGACAGGAAGTCCGTCCAAGACCTCCTGGAGAGCCAGAGCGACTACTTCACGAACCCGGAATACTTCGCGCAGGTTCAGGCCAACCAGGTGCTCTCGATTCGCGAGGGCCTCGCGGACTATGATAGGGAGGTCCGCGAACAGCTCGCGCGCCTGAAGGAGAAGAGATGAACGACTTCGATCATCGTGGCCGAGTGCTCGCGCAGGCCCTCTGGACCGAGTTGGAGGAGATCGAGAAGACCGCACAAGGCGCTGCCGGAAAGGGCTTCTTCGACGCGTTCGGCGCCTTCCTCCGTGGACGTGCGGGTCGCATGGCAGGAGAGGCGGGAGCCAAGGAGGTCGGTCGGCACGGTACCCGCGTGGAGGGGGGCAGGATCATCCGCGGTCGTCGGATGTGGGAGGGTCCCGAGAAGGCCACCGCGGGTCAGCTTGCCGGTCTGACGGGGGCGAGGGCACTGGAGTGGGCCGGGCACAACCCGCGCACCGCCGCGGGTCTCGCGGGTGCCGGACTGGTAGGTGCCGGGTTCGCGGGTGGGAGGGCCACGAGCTAGCGCATGTCCACCCTCGGTGCATTCGGGTTCGGCCCTGGGAGCAACTTCCGCTTCTCGAGCAACCGGACCGCCAACCTCGATGGGCGGAACAACAGCTTCCGGTACCCGTCGCAGTGGTGGGACATCGCTCACATGGAGCTGCCCACCACCGTCAAGAGCCTCTTCCGGTGGTGCCGCTACCATGCGACGGCGAACTCCCTGGTGTCGGCGGTCGTCAAGAAGATGGCGACCTACCCCATCACCGAGGTCGTCATCGACGAGGAGAACTACGATGGCTTCGACAAGAACAAGAAGCGCTGGGAAGACCTCCTCTTCCGAGTCCTGAAGATCCAGCGGTTCCAATACGACGTGGGGCTCGACTACTACGCCTACGGCAACGCCATCGTCAGCATCCTCTACCCCTTCCACAAGTACCTGTGCTGTCGGGGCTGTGGGTGGGCGGAGCGCATCAAGAAGCTGGAAGCGAAGAAGCAGTGGGAGTTCCGGGACTTCAACTACCTGTTGAACTGTCCGTCCTGCGGACAATTCGGGGAGGCGGAAGTCAAGGACGAGTGGTACCCGTCCTACCAGGACATCAAGCTCATCCGGTGGAGTCCCGAGGACGTCGAGATCGACTTCAACCCGATCACCCAGACGGCCGAGTACGCCTACGCGATCCCCGTGAAGATCCGGAACGCGGTCATCCAGAAGAACCTGCGGTACCTCCAGGAACTCCCGCACAGCTTCATCCAGGCCATCAAGAAGCGCCGGCCCATCGTCCTGCGATCGGAGAACGTCTACCACTTCAAGGCGCCGACGGTCTCGCTCGCCGCGAACGACGACGGCTGGGGCTACCCTCCCATCCTCCCGGCACTGAAGGACAGCTTCTACCTCCAGATCATGAAGAAGGCTCAGGAAGCCATCATGGTCGAGCACCTCGTGCCGATGGACATCATCTTCCCTACAGCGCAGGACGCCACGTCGAACCCCTACCTGACCGTCAACCTCTCGGACTGGAAGCGACGCATCGAGCTGGAGATCCAGAAGTGGCGGTGGGACCCGAACTACAAGCCGATCCTCCCACTTCCCGTCGGCGTGCAGCGCATCGGGGGGACCGGGAAGGCGCTGATGCTCACGCAGGAGATCCGTGCCTGGTCCGAGCACATCATCGCAGGCATGCTGGTCCCCCAGGAGTTCGTCTTTGGGGGTTTGTGTGTTTCAACCTCGTCTTTCGTCTTGTCCAAGCAGCATGGCATGACGACGATCGGGGCACTCGCTCCCGAGACCGAGTCGCGTACCCGGGCCAGCGACCTCGTCATCCAGACACCCGACGGGCTCCGCGAAGTCTCCTACGTCCACAACGTCGGCAAGAAGCTGCCGATCACAGCGCGCACCCGCCTCGGGTTGGAGATCACCGGCGCGAAGAACCACCCGGCCCTGGTCCTGAAGCCCGACCTCGCGCTCGACTACGTGCCGCTCGAGGACATCGAGGCTGGGGACTATCTCGTGTCCATGCCAGGTACCGAGGTGTGGGCAGAGAGACCATGTACTCTGCCTCCGGCACCGGACCCGGAAGCAACCAGCCGTGGACCTACGGGGCGTCGTGGCGATCTGCTCTACCCGACGCGGATGACCCCGGAGTTCGCCCGCTTGCTCGGCTACCTCGTTTCGGAAGGGTGCATCGACGACGAGCGCGTGCGGTTCGGGAACACGGACGATGAGGTCAACCGCGACTTCGAGCGGTGTTGGACCGAGACCTTCGGTGCGCTACCCTCGGTCAGCGGCCAAGCTCTCCGTTCCGGGAAGGTGTACAAGAAGTATGACTGCTGGTCCCGCGACCTCGTGACTTGGCTTCGTGCCTGCGGCTTCGACGGGAAGTCCCACGAGAAACAGATTCCATGGGCCGTGCTCCAGTCTCCCAAGGAGGTCGTGCGCGAGTTCCTCCGGGGCTACTACGAGGGTGACGGCTCGGTGTGTGTGAAGCCGGATGGGCACGGGTCCGTTGTCGCCTACACGGCTTCGCGGGACCTCGCGCGGCAGCTCCAGCTCGTCCTGCTCAATGCGGGTGTCCGCGCATCGGTGTACGAACCATCGAAGGCATCGCCGATCTACAAGATCGGTGTCCGTACGGACCTGGCGAGGTTCGCGGAGATCGCAGGCTTCGTGTCGAAGCGGAAGCAGGCGCTGCTGGAAGGGCTGGCAGGCGGTGATGAGCCAGTCGTGCAAGTCCCATACGTCCGCGAGCGCATTGCTGAGCTGCGGCGAGCCCATCCCCGTCCGCAGTGGGAGCGCGGCGAAGACGGGGCGTCAGTACGCGGAAGCCGTCCCTGGCCGCGCTTCTACAAGGAGCAGGTCTCTCTGGACGCCCTGCGCGCGGCTGACCTCTCGCTCGTCGCCGAGCATGATCCTGTGCTTTATGCGCGGCTGGAGCGCCTGAAGAGGGGCGACCTGCACTTCGAGCAGGTGGTGGAGGTCATTGAAGGCACCGAGCCGATTCCGATGTCCGACTTCACCGTTCCGGGCACGGAGGCGTACCTCGCGGACGGCCTCGCCTGCCACAACACTTGGTCAGGTTCCAGCGTCTCTTTGCGCATGCTGGAGAACCAGTTCCTCGGCTACCGGGACATGCATGAGCAGTTCCTGCGGCACTTCCTGATCCCGAACGTCGCGCGATTCATGGGCTGGCGAGAGGCTTCTGCTCACATGAAGGCCTTCCGGATGGCCGACGACATCCAGGCCAAGCAGATCCTGCTCTCGCTCAACCAGCTTCGGAAGATCTCCGACAAGACGCTGCTCGCCGAGTTCAACAAGGACAGCGCAGCCGAACTCAAGCTCATCGAGCAGGAGCTGCGCCAGAACCTGGAGGTCACCAAGCTCGACACGCTCTACAAGGCAACGGTCCAGGGCGAGGCCCAGGTCGTCATGGGCAAGTACCAGCTCAAGGCCCAGCAGCAGATGGCGGCCGCGCAGCAGAAGATGATGGCGGCGCAGGGAGCCCAGCCCGGACAGCCCGGGATGCCTCCCGGTGCCCCAGGCGAAGAAGGAGGGCTGCCGTCCCAGTCCGGTCAACCGGCCGGTCCTCAAGAAGTCAACGTCATCGACCTTGCGGAGGTATGGGCGAAGCGCCTCGCGCACATGCAGCCGGAGGAGCAGGCGGGGATCCTCCAGCAGATGTCCACGGATGTCCCGCAGATGCACGACCTCGTCATGCAAAGGCTCTCCGTCATGCGGGCCGCGGAGCAGCGGCCACTGCCGGAGCAGCGGCCGCCGCGCCGCGGACCTGAGAGTGCCGTGATCTAATCCCCCTCTTCCTCTTCCTCCTCTTCCTCCTCTTTTTCTGGCTCCTCTTCCTCCTCTTCGGGGAAGAGGTTCCGCTCGATCTCGCTGTCGAGGTCTCTTGGTGCCATAGTTCTCCAGGCCCTTGTGGACCCACTATCCTTATGCCGAAAGCCGTTGGCCTTGGTACAAGAGTGCGATGCCGCAGCTGACCCCAGAGCAGCAGTTCGAGGAACTGAAGAAGAAGATCTTCTCGACGCTCCAGGCATTCTTCCCTGTGGAGAAGGGGGATGCCGTACTGAAGCTGCATGGGGTCGAGGTAGACGACAAGCTCGACGTCAACGACATTCGCAGTCAGAAGGAGGCGCTCCTTGGGGGACGGACCTGGGCCGTTCCCGTCTACGCCGACGTCTCCCTGGAGCGTGGGGGCAAGGTTGTGGACCGGCGGAAGATCCTCGTCATGGACCTTCCGAAGACGACGGATCGGTACGGCTACATCGTTGCGGGCAAGAAGGGGGAAGGGAAGGAGCCCGCCACGGAGTACCAGTCGGCGAACCTCTTTCGCCTGAAGTCAGGCGTCTACCACCGGGTCGCCGAGGACGGCAGCATCGTCGCGGAGTTCAACCTCCGGAACCGCGACCAGTTCGTGGACGGCCGCGCGTTCAAGCTGAGCTTCGACCCGAAGGAGGCGGTCTTCTACCTGAACGTGAAGGACTCGGCCATCCCCGCCTACCACCTCCTCCGGGACGCCGGGATCAGCGACGAGACGCTGGAGAAGGCATGGGGGCGGGAGGTCCTCGAGAAGAACAAGGCCAAGGCCACCGAGAAGACGGCGTTGCGCAGGTTCTACAAGGTCTTCAGCGGCAAGCTCCCCGAGAAGGACGAGGAAATTCGCGGCCTGTTCCGCCGGCAACTGGATCGAACCGAACTGCTGCCGGAGACGACGGCCCGCACCCTGGGCAAGCCGTTCAAGACCGTCGAGAACGACACCCTCGTCCGGTCCTCGGAGGCCCTCCTGGGCATCTCCCGTGGGTCCCGCGAGGCGGACGACCGGCACTCCCTGGAGTTCAACGAGATCTTCGCCTTCGAGGACCTCATCAACGAGCGACTCCAGCGCAGCGAGTCCCGCATCAAGCGGAAGATCGTCCAGGCCCTCGAAGCCAGGAAGCGCACGGTGCGGGGAGTCCTTCCGACGGACGAGTTTCGCTCCGCGGTCCACGGCTTCTTCCGCTCGTCGCTGGCCAATCCCTCCGAGCAGACCAACCCCCTGGAGATGATCGGAGGTCAGCTCAAGACGACCATCATGGGCGACCAGGGGGGAATCAAGTCCGTCCATGCCATCGTCGAGGACGCGAAGCTCATCAACCCGAGCCACCTCGGCTACCTGGACCCGATCCACACGCCCGAGAACGAGAAGACCGGAGTCTCGCTCACGATTCCCCTGGGGACGAAGAAGAAGGGCACGACGCTCTACGCCACGTTCCGGGACGCACGAACAGGCAAGCTCGTGGACGTGGATCCCGGGGAGGCCATGCGGAAGACAGTGGCCTTTCCGGACCAGTACGACCGGAAGGGACGGCCCATCGGCAAGCAGGTGAAGGCGTCTCGCGAGGGAGAGATCGTCAGCGTCTCTCCCAAGGAAGTGGACCTCGTCCTGCCGAGCCCCCGCGGCATATTCGACGCTGCGTCGAACCTCATCCCCTTCCTCCAGAACAACCAGGGCAACCGGGCCATGACCGCAGCCCGCCAGCAGGAGCAGGCAGTGCCTCTGGTGCATCGGGAAGCCCCCCTGGTGCAGGTGAAGACCGACACTGAGAAGAGCTTCGAGGAGGTGCTGGGGACGGCTGTGTCCCACCGCTCTCCCATCGACGGCACGGTCGTGGCCGTGAAGGACGATGCCGTCATCGTGAAGGACCGCAAGGGGAAGACCCACGAGGTCCAGGTCTACCGGAACTACCCGCTCGCAGGTGGATCTCTCTACGACTCAGAGGTCAAGGTCAAGGCCGGTGACCGCGTTCGGAAGGGGCAGGTCGTCGCCGACACGACGTTCAGCAAGGACGGCGCACTCGCGCTCGGGACCAACCTGAGGACCGGGTACATGCCCTTCCTCGGCTACAACTTCGACGACGGGATCGTCGTCTCCGAGAGCGCCGCTCAGAAGCTCACGTCCGCCCACGTCTACCGCAAGAATTTCTACGCCGGGGACGAGTCGGTGCGGACCAAGAAGGCGTTCCTCGCGTACTACCCCTACGTCTACAAGAAGGATCAGACCGAGCGGATCGACGACGAGGGTGTCATCCGGGTCGGGTCCAAGGTGCAGGAGGGGGATCCCCTCATCCTCTCGCTGCGGAAGCCCACGCAGGAGTCCGTGAGCAGGTTCGCGGCCATCCGACGTGGTCGCCCCCTGAAGTTCAAGGACAGCTCGCTCACGTGGGACAAGCCCTATCCGGGGATCGTCACGGACATCGTCCGGTCCCCGGACGGCACGCTCCTCTCGGTCTTCGTCAAGACGCAGGAGCCTGCCCAGGTCGCCGACAAGCTGGTGGGCAGGCACGGCAACAAGGGCGTCATCACGCGCATCATCCCCGACGTCGACATGCCCTACAAGGTGGACCCGAAGACGGGCGAAAAGCAGCGCCTGGACATCGTATTCAACCCGCTCGGCGTGCCGGGGCGCATCAACCTCGGACAGGTCCTGGAGACCGTGGCAGGGAAGATTGCCGAGAAGAAAGGCCAGCCCTACAAGGTGCGGAACTTCGAGCCGGGTAAGGACTACCTCGACGCGGTCCGCAAGGACCTGAAGGATGCGGGGCTCTCCGACAAGGAAGTCCTCATCGACCCGAAGACCGGAGAACCCTTCGAGCAGTCGGTGCTCACTGGGAACCAGTACATCCTGAAGCTCCGCCACCAGGCCGAGAAGAAGCTGGGAGCCCGCTCTGGTGGTCCCGGGATGCCCTACAACATCAACCACGCACCGACCGGAGGACCCCCGTACTCGGGCATGACCATTGGTGAACTGGGGCTCTACGCGCTCCTCGCGCACGGGGCGCGCGAGAACGTCCACGAGATGTTCACCTACAAGTCGAGCAAGAACGATCCCCTCTGGGATGCGCTGCGCGAGGGGATGCCCCTGCCCCCTCCGAAGGTCCCCTTTGCGTACGAGAAGTTCCTCGCCTACCTCAACGGCATGCGGGTGAACGTGCGGAAGGAGGGGAGTTCTCTTCAACTTCTGCCGTTCACGGAGAAGCAGCTCACGGGCCCCGGCGGACTCTCTTCCGGGGAGCTTCCTCGGGCAGACCTCGATGTCATCGGCAAGAACCTCAAGCCCGAGAAAGGGGGGCTCTTCGACGAACGGCTCACGGGAGGTATGGACGGCACTCGCTGGACGCACTTCAAGCTGGCCGAGCCCCTGCCCAACCCCCTCTTCGAGGAGGCCGTCAAGTACCTCACGGGGCTCAACGACAAGGCGTATCGGGCCATCCTTCGCGGAGACCAGAAGGTCGGGGACAAGACGGGGGGACTCGCCATCGAGCACCTGCTCAAGCAGGTGGACGTCAAGAAGGAGCGGGCCGCGCTGGAGAGGCGGATCGTCCAGACGCAGGGGGAGACGCGCAACAAGCTCCACCGCAAGCTGCGCATCCTCAGGGCGCTGGAGGAGAACGACCTCGACCCGACCGTCTACATGATGCGCTCCGTCCCCGTCATCCCCCCGACGTTCCGGCCGATCACGCTGCGCGAGGATGCACGAAAGTCCGTGTCCGACCTCAACGGCCTCTACAAGTACGTCGCGGAGATCAGCCAGACCCTCGAAGACGCGAAGAAGGAGGGTGTGCCAGACGTCGTCCTCCGCCCCTCTCGGGAACAGCTCTACGACGGGCTCTCGGCGATCACTGGCATCTCGACACAGGGGAGCATCAAGAGGGACTACGCAGGCATCATCGACGTCATCTCAGGCCGCAAGGTGCGGAAGGGCAAGAAGGAGGGGAGTCCCAAGGAGGGCTACTTCCACAAGGCCATCATCAAGCGCCGTCAGGACTTCACTGGTCGCTCGGTCATCGTTCCTGAACCCGCGCAGGGACTTGATGAGCTGGGGGTGCCCGAGAAGATCGCGTGGACTCTGTACGAGCCCTTCGCGCACCGCGAACTCGTGCGCGTCGGCTACAAGCACCTCGACGCCAAGGAGGCCATTGAGAATCGCACGAGGCCGGCGGAGCAGGCGCTCCTGCGCGCGATGGAGGATCGGCCCATCCTGCTGAAGCGGGATCCCGTCCTCCACAAGTTCAACGTCATGGCCTTCAAGCCCCGGCTGGTTTCGGGCAAGGCAATCGAGATCCACCCCCTTGTAACTTCGGGCTTCAACGCCGACTTCGACGGTGACGCAATGAGTGTAAGGGGCGACATTCTTGTTGTACCCGAAGTGGGCAGTGACTATGCTGTCGGCATGCACGCTGGAACCCTCGCCACGCACCGTATCCTCGACATCAAGGACTTCCCGCGCTTGCATTCCAGCAGGGTCGTAGACGAGCACGGGTCGGAGACCTACGACGTCCCACCGGGCGTCCTCGTGCCCGCCTTCGACGGAAGGGTGTTCAAGAACCTGCCCGTCACGAAGTTCCACGTCCACCCGCGGTGCCAGGAGTGGCTCGTCCAGACCCGGAACGGGCGCGAGATCCGCTGCGCGCAGGACCACAGTCTCGTCCTACTGGACCCGGAGACGCTGGAGACGACCAAGGCCACGCCGGGCGAGGCGACCGGGCGCTGTCTCCCCACGCTCCGAAGCCTCGCCGCAGCGAACACCGCGCAGACCTTGCCGGGGTCGACAGCGGGCTACGCGAGGGCGCACCGCATGGACGTCGAGATCACGCTCACCGAAGACGTCGGGTGGTTCGTCGGCGCGTCGATCGGGGATGGGTGGGTCAGCCTTCGCAAGAACCCCCGAGAGAACGGCGCCGTGTGGAATACACGTTTCGTTAGCTTTGCACACGGGCGCGGCGGCGAAGAGGTACAAGCGCGCTGGGCGAGGATTGGAAAGTCGCTTTGCACCGGGAAAGTATCGGACGTAGGTGAGGCACCTCATACTTTCGATGGTTTCGATTGCGTCTCTGCCAAGACGACGATCTACTCGACCGCACTGGGTACATGGCTCGAGCCCTTGATCGGCGTCAAGGCGGTCGCAAAGCACCTCCCGGAGCGTTTCCTGGAGATGCCGTTGGAGTTCCGCCGTGGGCTCCTCGCAGGTCTCATCGATACCGACGGCACGGCGAACTGGAGCGCCTCGGGCCAGTTCGCCCTCGCCTACAGCACATCGAGCCCGCGCCTCGCCGAGGAGATCGTACTCCTCGGCCTCTCGCTGGGCTTGCCCTCCTCGACCACGAAGACGGCCTCGTCGAACGGGATCCCGCATTGGGTGACCACGTTCTCCACCCGCCCGGTCCAAGACGCGCGCTGGCTCGCGCTTACCCACCCCGCGAAGCGCGAGGCCCTGCGCGAGCTCCAGGGGGAAGAGAAGACCACCTACGGCCGGAATGACTTCGTGCCCCTCCCAGAGAAGGTGCGCATCGAGCTGCTCGACCACCTGCGCGACCTCGGAGCGGCGCGAAAGGGCGAGGCGCGGAATGCCGCCGCGTTCTCCCAGTACGTCGTGCTCAACCGGAAAGCCCCGACGATCACCCGCACGTCCGTGGACAAGCTCGTGGCCCTCCTCGACGGGCGCGAGCAGAGCCCCTACCTCGCGCGGTGGTTCGAGATTGCGCGCGACACCTCGGTCGGCTGGGACCTCGTCGAGCGCGCGGAGCCCACGGGGCAGGTCGTCGAGATGTACGACCTGACCGTGCCGGGCGCGTGGACGTTCACGATGGCGAACGGCGCGGTCGTGTGGGATTCCGTCTACCTCCCGATCACCCCTGGCGCAGTGCGCGAGGCGAGGGAGATGTTCCCGTCGAACAACCTCTTCAATCCGGCCACCGGGGCCGTGATGTACACGCCTGGCCACGAGGCGCTGCTGGGACTCTACCTGCTCTCCCAGCCGGGGAAGAAGACGTCGCACTCGTTCAAGTCCATCGAGGAAGCTCGCTCAGCCTCTCGGGCGGGCAAGATCAAGGATACCGACGTCATCCGGGTCGACGGGAAGGAGACGACCCTCGGCCGGCTGGAGATCGAGGCCGTCCTGCCCGAGGGACTGAGGGAGACGGGGAAGAAGTCTGTCGCCGAGATGCGCCTCTACGACAAGAAGGGCATGAAGCAGGTCCTCACGAAGATCGCCAAGGACCATCCCCAGCTCTACGGGGAGGTGGCAAACCGCTTCAAGGACCTCGGGAACGACCACGCCTACCGTCTCGGGTTCTCCATCGGGCTCGACGACTTCGCGGTGGTCAACAAGGACGAGCGGGATCGCCAGATCGCCGCCGCCGAGCGCCAGGCAGCCTCCATCCGGGCCGACAAGAAGCTCTCCGCGGACGAGAAGAGGAAACGCGTCGTCGACCTCTACAAGAAGCTCGACGCGCGAGTCTACGAGGCGACCAACCAGGCGCTCGAACGGAACCCGACGAACATCTACCGGATGGTGCGTTCCGGGTCTCGTGGGGATCCCCTCCAGCTCTCCCAGATCGTCTCCAGCCCCACGCTGGTCATGGATGCGAAGGGCCGCGTGGTCCCGACGATCATCCCGAAGTCCTACTCGGAGGGCATGGACGTCGCCTCGTACTGGACGACCTTGCACGGCGCCCGGAAGGGCACGATCCAGAAGGTCCAGGGCGTCGTGGAGCCTGGCTACATCTCGAAGCTGATCATCAACGCGACACTGAACCAGCTCGTGACCGATGCGGACTGCGGGACGAAGCAGGGCACGCGCCTCTCGGTGGACGACCACGATGTCCTGGACCGCTACCTCTCGGCCTCGGTGAAGCTGAGGGGCAAGACCGTTCCCGCGGGCACCCTGGTCACGCCCGAGCTCGTTGCCTCTGCGCGAGCGTCGAAGGTCAGTGCGTTGCAGGTGCGGTCCCCCCTCCGGTGCGAGCTCGACCACGGCGTCTGTCAGAAGTGCTTGGGGCTCATGGCGGGCAGCCGTCCTCCCGCCATTGGGACGAACATCGGAGTCATCGCCGCGCAGAGCATTGGCGAGCCGAGCACCCAACTCAGCCTGAATAGCTTCCACTGCCATCACGAAGGCACCCTCGTCACTCTTCGGCATGGAAGCCGAGTCTGGACGATCTCGATGAAGGAGGCGTTCGAGAGCCTACCCTTCCCGGTGTGGACTCACGACGACCACGAGGAGAAGTACACCGAGGGTGTGGAGGTCCTGGACCGGGGTGGGTGGGTGCCCCTGGAGAAGGTCGGAAGGCACCGTCTCGGAAACCTGAAGATGCTGCTGCTCAGGACCGAAACAGGGCACGTCCAGGCGCTCCAGGAAAACCACCCTGTGATGGTGAGAGACAAGATCCTGTCCTGCCCCGCCTGCCAGAGTACCGACAGCCAGTCGTTCTCTCTCCTGGGCCACCAGGACGGCACTTACTATCTGGAGTGCGACTGCGGAGAGCGATTCTCCTGTCTGAGAGAGGACTACAAGGCGAGCATCCCTCGGATGAGGGCCGCGTCGGCGGTCCAGGAGGGAAACCTGTTCGATGTCGTCGTCCCGGAGGCGTCGGGAGGAACTCCTCACCTGCCCGGCTACCTCGTGGGGATGATCGTCTCGGAGGGCTCCGTGCGCCGGCACACCGTCCACTTCCGAGGAGCAGACGAGCAGAAGGGTCGCTTCCCGCGGGCGATGCACGGAGCGCAGGTCACTGGTCTCTCGATCTCACAAGTGGAGGGACCGACTCAGAACTACCTGCTCCAGAGTCTGACGGAGGCCAACCTCGGGTTCACCGTCCGTGGCAAGGATGTCTTCGTTGCAGGCCGTGCCCTCGCCGTTTGGGCTGCCAATGCGATTGGCGTGGGCTCCCAGCGCAAGCACCTCCCGTACGACTTCCTCGGCTACGGGGACGACTGGCTGTGGGATGCCCTCGCGGGCCTCATCGACGGGGATGGGACCGTCGTACAGCCCGCCCCTGGAGAGGGGCATCCCTACGTCTGCATCGACACGACGTCCTTCCCGTTGGTCCAGCAGCTCGGACTGCTGGCTGAGCATTTCGGGCTGCGGCACTCCGTCTTCAAAACGACGGTGCGAGACCTCACGCGCAACCAGGGCTTCAGCGTCAGGCTGCACCTGACGAGGGACGCCGCCGAGAAGCTCGTCGGTCGCGGGGTCAAGGTCGACGGCGAGCGGTTCGATGCAAAGCCGCGCAGGATCCAACCTACGCGGCGGGTCGAGAAGGTCACCTACATCCGAGAGATCCTCTACTCCCCCGACGAGTGGGTCTACGACGTGACCAGCGCCTCTGGCACGTTCCTCGCCGGGTCGATCTGGACGCACAACACCGGCGGTTTGGCGAAGGGCGTGGGGGCCAAGAGCCTCGATCTCTTCTCCGATCTCCAGAAGACCCTCTACCTGTACGAGAAGGTTCCGGACGCGGCGACGCTCTCGGCCGTGAAGGGGAAGGTCCAGGCGGTCCAGCCCGCTCCTCAGGGTGGGTACTACGTGAGGGTCGGCGGCGAGCAGCACTACGTGCCCGAGGCCCGCGGGCTCTCCGTGAAGAAGGGGGACTCGGTCGAGAAGGGGCAGGCCCTCTCCGGGGGTACCATCGACCCGCGTCAGCTTCTCGTCCTGCGTGGACTGTCCCCCGTCCAGGATCTTCTCACCGGACGGCTCTTCGACCTGCTGAAGACCGCAAGTTCAGACATCAAGCGCCGCAACATCGAGGTGGTCGTGAAGTCGATCACGAACCTCGCGCGGGTGGAAGACCCCGGAGACCACCCGACCTGGGTTGCAGGGGACATGCAGCCCTACTCGCAGGTCAGCGCGTGGAACAGGGAGCACAAGGGCAAGAAGCCCGTCAAGTTCACTCCCGAACTCAAGAGCCTCCAGATGGTTCCCCTCGAACTCCAGGAGGACTGGATCGCTCGCCTGAACGCGGGCAAGCAGGGGCAGACCCTCATCGAAGCCGCCCGTGAGGGTTGGAAGACGAACATCCACTCCTTCCATCCCATTCCGGCTGTCACCTACGGGGTCGAGTTCGGGAAGAAGGAGAAGGCCGTCAAGCCCGGAGAGAAATGGCGGGGGCAGTACTGAGTGAGGAGGCGGGAGCCAGCCCAGGTCTTCAAAGCCCGCGTCCTGTCCGTGGACAGGACGCGGTTCACTGTGGACGTGGTCGGGGAGAACAACGAGCACTTCACAGGGATCCCCATCCAGACCGGCTACGTCGGCTCTTCGGGGCAGGGCTCCTTCTGGATGCCGGAGGCGAACAGCATCGTCTACCTCTGCCAGCCCTCAGACTCTCACACGCCCTTCCTCATGGGCGGCTGTGCGCTTCCCAAGGAGCAGGCCGAGGACGAGGACGCGCAAGACGACTACCGCCAATCCCGGCCCGTGCTCAACGAGGGGGACCAGATGGTGGCCTCCTCCTCGGACGGGAACTTCATCGTCATGCGCAAGGGCGGGGTGCTCGAGGTCGGGGGGTCGCAGACCTGCCAACGGCTGTACATCCCCCTGACGGAGCTGGGGAACTTCATCCGGGACTTCTGCCAGAACTACGAACTGGTCACAACGGGTGGTTCCCTCTCCTGGACGACCCGCCGCGGAGATGAGGCTCATGGTGGAGGCACGAAGACCCCCGCCGAGTTCTCGCTGCAGATCAAGGAGTTCACGGGGGAGGAGTCGGTCATCAACCTCAAGCTTGGGCGCATCAAGGAGGAGGATGGACAGAAGCTCGTGGGAGGTCTCTCGGACCAGGTCATCGCGAGCCTCGTCATCGGGGGCTTCGGGACGAGACGCCAGCAGCAGAACTTCCGCCTGTACGTGGACAAGGGCGGGAACGTCATGCGGTACATCCACGGAACCTGCACGACGGAGCACAACGGTCCGGTCAACGAGCGGTACAACAAGTCCAGGACCGCCCAGGTCATCGGGCAGTTTCGCTCCCGGCTGGGCTCCCGCTACACCGAGGTGCTGCAGGACGACTACCTCTCGGCGCGCAACCGAGTGACGAAGCTCTCGGGGAATCTGGAGGAGACCATCTCGGGCTCCGTCATCCGGACGACGGGGCAGGTCACCGAGAAGATCAAGGGATCCTGGACGACGGAGGTGGAGGGACTCGTCCAGCAGTCCGTCACCGGTTCGTCGGAGGAGACCGTCGCGGAGGAGAAGAACAGCCACGTCGGCAAGGGGAGGCACGAGGTCGTCGGTGGCAGATACACGCTTCACGTCGGCAACAGCCAGGTGGACGATGTCGGCTACGACGTCACCGTTGCGGTGGGGGAGATCCACGTCCACGACGTGACCGGGAAGATCAAGATCAGCGTTGGGCCCTCCTCCGGCCTCGCCGTGGCTTCCGTGACGGTGAAGCCGACCGGCACCGTGATCCTGGAGACGGCGGCCAAGACCAAGGTCGAGGTCAACGGCACGGGCGTCTCCGTCAGCACACCGGCCGGTGAAATGACGGTCGACCTTGTCGGCACCGTCGCGCTGGGGCTTCCCGCTGGCCGTGGGGCGGTCGTCACGACCACGACCCATCCGGTGGACTACGTGACGGGAGCCCCGATCCTCGGGGCCTCGTCCGTCGTGGCGGGCGGGATCCCGTCTCCAGTCGGCCTCGTCTCCACCTTCGTGTCGGACCCGACCTGATGGGCCTCTCCGCGCAGGCCCTGCTCCCCCTGGTCTTCGCCGACCACCTCGCCTTCTTCCCGACCGCGGTGGACGCGGTGCGGAGCAATCCCGAGACGGGGGTGCCGGTTCACAACGTGCCCGAGCAGTTCCTCTCCGCGCTCTGCGAGGCGTTCGTCGAGGCAGCCCGGTCGATGACCATCCAGGCGGCTGTAGCCGGCACCGCGGACATCATCCCTGGGCTGCCGCCCATCCCGGTCCCGTTCACCTTCCCGGGGGCGACGGCGGCTGCCGGGGGGCTCGCGCTCGACCAGGAGTGGACGGGGGTGTCAGGAGCGAAGTTCGCCTCCGTCGTCGTCCGGTCGGTCCTCAGCGGGGCCAGCCTGATCGGCAGGCTCCAGATGAACCCCGCGCGACTCGTGGGGACGGGAACGGGGATCACGGCAGGCGCGAATCCCAACCTCGCAGCATCGATGGAAGCCGCCCTCAATGCAGCCCTGCCCGCATCGTTCACGGCTTCGGGCTACTTTGGTACGGACGATGTTCCCGGAGCGACCGTGAATCCCACACTCGCAGCGAGGTTGCCGGCGTACGCCAAGCAGTTGGCTCTGGGGTTCTCGTCCATCGCGGCCACCATCGCGTACGTCGGCAACGCCTCGGTCCCCACCGCGGCGGCAGAAGTCGGCACCGGGTCGATCCTGTGAGGCCGCAGGGCTGGCAGCGTGGCCAGGGCTTCGCCAAGGAGATCCGTCAGCGACTCTCGTCCCTGGAGGGCGTCAAGGAGAAGATCGAGGGCCAAGCGGCGGTGCTCCGCGAGCAGGCCGAGAAGCTCCGGGAGATGTCCAATCGGCTGAAGGAGAAGCAGGGTGGCGGACCAGTGGACCCAGCTTGAAGTCCTCGACTTCTCCGCGATCGAGGGCGCCACGACGACGATCAACGCGGAGATACTGGAGACTGTCGCAGCTTTCCTGGACGCCGTGGCGACGGCCCTCCGCGTGCTCTCCGCCTTCTTCGCAGCGGACACGGATCCCGTCAAGGCGCTGCTCCAGGGCCTCGTCAACGTACTGGAGCAGTCAGTCCTCGACTTCCTCCAGACCAACGTCGCCATCGCCGTCCACCTGAACCTGAACCTCGACACGGAGTGGCGCTTCGACCCCGACTTCACGCAGGACAACCTCCTCCCGTATCGGGGGACTGGCGTGAGCGGCTGGCTCGATGACGTGAACGCCTCGGCCTACGACGAGACCAACGTCTTCCGCCCCGTCACCGACTCCGAGACCACCGTCGGGGGAATGATCATCGTGAACGGGGTGGCCGCCGGGGACAGCATCGATGTGCTGAAGAGCCTCTACGACCTCTTCACCGACTTCGAGGACCTCAAGAACCTCCTCGACATGGCCCGGCACCTGAAGTCCCTGGACGACGACTCCAAGCCGCTCCTCAAGCTGGGGCAGGCATTGTCCGACGACCTCATGCACAGCCTCATCGCCGTGCGCGAGGGCTTCGAGGGCTTCGCGGACCCAGAGACCTACGTCCCACGCCCCGGGAACCTCCCGATCTGGGCCTCCATCCCAATCGCTTCCCTCATCCCTCCCGTGCAGACCCTCTTCGACGAGTTGCGCAGGCTCATCGACGGGATGCGGCAACCTGGGGATGCAGCGGACCTCCTCGCCCGGCTCGCCAGCCTGCTCGCGCAGAAGGCCGACCTGCTCTCGTCCATCGCGGAGGAGTTGCAGGGCGTCATCGACACGCTGGCCTCTCTGGTCAACGTGCTGAACGACTCCTACATCATCTTTCTCCCCATGCCCGAGGAACCGGGGGGAGGCTTTGCGAACTTCGTCAACCGCGCGAGGGGAGCTGAGAATGCCCCCGACTTCGGCTCGGATGGTATCGTTGCGGGAGTCGTCGTGGTCACAACGGCGGACGATCCCCTCTCCCACCTGGAGAACTTCATGAGCCTGGTTACTGGCTTTGCGCCCCCGGCCGAAACCACGACCCAGGCGGAACGCCTCTCCGCGATGTACGACGACCTCTACGAGGAGTAGACATGGAAGCCCCCCTCTTCACCAAGCCCAAGCTCCCGTTCGTGAAGGTCGCGACCGCCTCCCGCCTGGAGAAGGAGGCCGAGGAGTGGCCTGCCGAGATCGTAGGCGAGGCGTATCGCCAGCTCCCGTTCCTCCGGTCCTTCGAGACGGACCTCGAACTCCAGCGCGTCGACGCAGCTCGCGGCTACGCCGTCGGTCGCCTGCTCGTCTACCCCGCGCGCATGGAGAAGCAGGCGGCCCTGGCGGGGAACCGCCTCGTCGCGGTACCGGTCATCGTGCGTGAGCGGGAGATGGCTCCGCTCGACGTCTACTCGCACCGTGGGACCTGGCATCCCCTGGACGAGAGGAAGGTCCAGGAGGTCCTCTTCCAACCGGGAGTCTTCGACAGGTCGGCCCCTGTCGGCCAGTTCGGTGCAACCGACATCTCGCACCAGATGTGGCCGCCGGGCAACGACATGCGGTACTCGTCGCCCAACACCATCGAGAAGTCCTCGTCGGCGCGCTCCCTCTGGAAGACCGCGAGCGCGACCTTCCGACAGGGCGACGTGGAAGCCTTCAAGGAGCGCCTCCGCAAGGACGACTACCTGCGCTTCTCCTTCCTGGGGCGGGACGAGCTGCGACCCTTCGTCGAGGACCTCGTCGAGCACAAGGAGGTCACCGCGTCGGACATCCGAGGGACGCGGCAGGCGACCCTCAAGCCGACGGTCGTCCAGTTCGTGGAGTCCGGGAACGGCTACCTCATCAAGACCGCGAACCACAAGTGCTTCTCGCCAACCGAGCAGGTGGTGAGCCGCTTCGAGGTCGAGAAGGTCCTCTCGAAGGAGGCGATGGCGAAGCTCACCGCGACCGGGCGCGTCACGCTGGTCGTGGACCCCGCCATCCCTGCCGGGCCTGCCGAGAAGACCGCGCAGGCCGCGGACCGCCTAGGGGTGTACGAGACCTGCTCGGGAACCTCCCGCCTGGAGGGCGTGGTCGTACCGCGCGTCGTGTCCTTGGAGGGGAAGCCCCTGGACCTCCAGGTCTTCGCGGGTCCCACGTCGCATGCGATGCAGGAGAAGGTCGCGGGCATCTTCAAGGAGGACGTGATCCTCGGACCGCTGGAGCCCCATGGCAAGGGTGTCTTCGTCTACCAGACCGGGCCGATGGCAGTGGCAACGGAGCCAGTGGAGGTCCTCTCCCGCGTCGAGGTGACCCACGGCAAGGAGAAGATCGCCGGTTACGTCGCCAAGCGGCTGACGACCGGCGAGGACCTGCGGCTCGACGTGGTCCCCGGCCTGAAGAAGCTCGCGCAGATCGGCCAGGGCCACTACGCGCTTCCGACCGGGCTCGTCTTCATGCCCATCGAGGGCAAGCAGGTCCGGGTCGCGGACAGCCCCGAGCACGTCGGGCTCGCTCAGCTGGAGAAGGTGGCGAGCAGGCGCGAGGAGGTCATCCTGCACTCCAACGACCCCGACAACTACTGGCTGTCGGGCGCCAACGCCCACGACGCGTTCGCCGGTCGGAGCCTCGACCGGGCGGATGCAGAGTTCGCGCTGGGCGCGCTGGGCGTCGCGCCGAAGCAGATGAAGCCCCTCATGGAGAAGGCGGCGAGCGAGGGACGGGTGACCATCCCCCACAGCCGCGCAGTGCTCCCCGAGGAGGCGCTCCAGGCCGCCTTCCTCGTCAAGTCGGCGGGAGCGGTGAAGAAGGTCCCCGACCTGCGCGTGGACCTCGTCAAGGAGGCGTCGGTCCTCATCGACAAGGAGACCTGCGACGCGATCCTCTCGCTGGGCTTCGTGACGCCCGAGAACGTGGCCGTCTACGTGGACTACCTGCCCGAGTTGGAGAAGGTCTCCAGCCGGCTCGCGGAGATCCTCGTCGCCTCCCGCCTCGGAATGGACGACGTGAAGGAGAGCGCGGCCAAGAACGCGCTCACCCAGCTCTCCACCGTGATCGAAGGCCTGCGCGAGGTCCAGGCCAAGATCCAGTAGGGATATAGAAATCCCCGACTTCCCATGAGCAGATGGAGTACCCGCACCGCCAGTACCTGCTGTACCTGCTGAGCAAGCAGCTTCGGCCCTTCGAGATCATGGCGGAGTGCGAGTCGAAGCTCCTCATGCCCCCGAACGACGTGGACCTGCGCGCCCTCGCCATCGCGCTCGGACCCGTCCCGCCCTCCTGGGTCTCGGACTGGTCCAGGGCCACGTCCAGCTTCAAGCGGTGGCTGCGGGAGGTCGGCATCCTGGAGATGTGGAGGCCGGACCCTCTCAGCGAGGAAGCCTGCCGCTTCCTCTACTCGGACACCATCCGACGGGACTTCGAGGCTCTCGTCCTCGCGCGTCCGGATGTCGAGGCCGCTCGGGACGAGCTGTGCGTGAAGTACCCGGAGGAACTCGTCCCGTCCGTCCAGATCCTCGAGCGGTTCCGCTACTACTTCTGGAACCTCGGGGTCGTGAGCCGGGAGGGTGTGTTCTCCTTCCTGCGCGCGAGCCAGGAGCGCGTCGCGCTCGTCCCCATCGTCCAGGGGGACATCGCGAAGGCATACGGCCTCCTCGGCCTCCGCCAGCGCGTCCAGGCCGAGTCCTTCTACGACAACGTCATCGCGCTTGCGCATCAGCAGGTCAACGCCGCCCGGCAAGCGGGAGGACTCCTGGAGGGAAACAAGCTCATGGGCCTCGCCGCGCTCTCGCGGCAGGCGATTGACGCCATCCAGGCCCGGGACGAGCTACGTGCTGTGGGTGGCTCGATGATGGACGAGGTCAGGAAGGAGGCGGTGGCCTTCAAGATGAGGACCACCGCCCCACCCGAGATCGTCTCCATCGACGAGCTACAAGAACGAGAACCGGAGGAAGAAGATGGAGCCACAGACGATGGAAAGGTCAAGCAGTTCCCCGTCCCTCGCTGACTTCGTCCTGAACTTCTCGAAGAAGGTCTTCGAGAGCTTCGAGGTCGAGTTCACCGAGAACGGGGACGACGTCATCTACCACTTCTGGCCGCGCAAGGGCGAGCGGGACTTCCCGCCCGACTTCGGGCTGGACCTGGAGATCGGGTTCAAGGCAGTCCTGCCCCCGACCGCGGACGTGCGCGCGGACTACACGGACCGCCAGGAGGCTGCGGCCATCCTCCGCTTCGGGCAGGACCCGAACGAGGAGAGCGAGCCCCTGCCCACGTTCTACGTGCGCGTCGTCGGGTGGGCCTCGAACCCGATGGCTGACAGGTTCCTCAAGAACGAGGTATTCTCCTGCATCGATGCGGCAGTGAAGGAGCGTGCCCATGCTCGTAGGTCGGACGTTCACGAGGCTCCAGCAACTGGTGGAGTTCCTGCGCGGGACGGAGGTCGTCACCGGAACCACCGGAAACGGAAGCTCCGGTAGCGCGATCTTCACCGACGCCAGCGCAACCTTCCAGACCTCCGGTGTGGTGGCGGGCGACACCGTCTACATCGCGTCCGAGGGGACCTTCCTCGTGTCCTCCGTGGACAGCGAGACGCAGATCACGTTGGACTCCAACCTCTCGCAGAACCTGGTGGACGTCCGCTACCGCATCGCGCGAGACCCCATCGACTCCTCCGACATCAAGAGCATGGGCCAGGATGGCAACAACTCCTGGTTCGTGATCTACGACGCCACCGACTTCGCCGTGGGGTGATCCATGACCGTCAACGAGTTCCTCTCTCTCTCTCTCTCCCTGACCCCTCGATCTCGCCCGACGACAACGTCGTCGAGGCGTTGGAGAAGGTCGCAGGACTTCCAAGGCCCCTGAAGAAGTTCATCAGCTACGGAGGTCGCGGTCCAGGGCAAGTGGGTCCGTCTCGAACGGTAGGCTCCACCTTGGCCAGTGAGGCCCAACTGCTGGGCTCCATGGGGGTCACACCAAAGCTGGAACGACACCAGTTCGGCCGGATTGCCGCCGAGCAGATCGCCAGGGCTCGCAAGCAGGAGGGCATCTCGGGGGCGTTTCAGGAGTGGCTCCTCAAGCGCGACATCGCCAAAGCTCGGAGAACGGGTCGCTACTGACGAGGTAGGGACTCCTCCGGCTTCGGCCACCAGGAGAGCACGAGCATCGCCTGCACGGGAGTCTCCTCTTCGCCCTGCGCGTAGACGACTCCCGCGGGCAGCTTCTCGAAGCGAGTGTCCACGCCGAGGTCTTTGCGCTGGAGCCTGAGCCAGTCTCGCGCGTGGTTCCTCAGCGCGACGTCCTTCTTGTCCCCGGGGTTGGGAAACCGCACCGGGATTCGCGCGAGGGTAAGATCCCCCTCGGACGAGACGTCCGCGGCAGCCAGTACCCTCCCGTTGCTCACTTTCGAGAGGGTCCGCAGAAGAGGAGTGATGTCCAAGGCAGCAGTCATAGAGCCCGAGCTTGACTTTACCCCGCTGGAGTTCACCCAGTTCGCCATCCGGCTGAAGGGGCAGCCCATCGACCTCCGGCGATGGCCCTGGCTCCCCACGATCTACAACTTCACGGCCTCCGAGAGCCCTGTCGGGATCCAGCGGCGCAAGCTGCTGCTGGTGACGGGCCGCCAAAGTGGAAAATCGACAACGGTCGGCAACCTCTTCCTCTCGCTGGCGAACCTCATTCCCTACCTGCGACTTCTGTACGTCACGGCCTCGAACACGCAGATGCGGGAGTTCAGCGACGAGCGGCTGCGCGCGGTGATCGCGGACAGCCCCATCCTGCTCCAGATGACGGGTGCAGGGATCAAGG